TTGTACTTTTGAGGGTCGTCATTTTCGGATAAAAACGACAACCAGTTTAACATTTTGTTTTTATTCTCGTTTTGTAAATTTAAAATCAAATGAATGTGATGGTGCTGTAGCCTTACCACAATAGCCATTTCGCCACCTCGCTTTTATAAAAAACTTTCATACACTCTTTTGTTTTTTTAAATACACACCAATAGGTAATATCCCCATCGGCATATCTAAACCCGATTAATTCATGATATCCGTAAGCATCTACTATATCATAACTTGACGCAGAATCAAGTATAGAGCCATTGGGCGCAATCCTCACATTGGCAGATGCAGTGGTTAAAGTTACGGAAAGGGGAACCCTTGTCGCAATAGGAAACAACATCTTCATTTCCTGGCAAGTGCCAGCTTCCAGTTCCGGTAAAGGCCCCAAATTCTTCGGATAAAGTATTATAGAGCCATTAGGTAATTCATTGTCTGAATTTGTACAAACCTTCAGATTCATTGTCTCGGCTGTAATGTCACCCTGCAAGTCAACACTCCGCCCATAAAGGCTCCCTCTCAAGAAGTCAATCAGCAGGTTCGGCCTGAACCCGTTCGCCGGATTCATCGGATCACTGTAATTGAAGTCCTTGTACCCGCCCTCCGTCTCCACGGCCGAACCGTCCGCTCTCACCCCGTACTGGGAGAACATGTACTGCCCGTAGAATACGGCGCTCGCCAGTTTTGCGAAGTTCGCCATCAGAATCTCGACGAACGAATACCTGACCTTGTCCATTAGCACCCAGGTGGCCTTGCTGCCGTTGGCCGCATAGTCCTTTTTCGGATTAATATTCTTGAAGGTGCCCTCCTTGTTCAATACGTAATACTGCCCCTCACACAGCACCATGGGTGCGGACAGTGGGGTACGGGTATAGGATACGGATGCCGCGTACTCCCCGGTCGGATAGACCAGTGGGCCGACCGGTCCCTGCTGGAGATACTTCACTTCTCCCGTCTTGCTTGCCAACGCTTTCTTTGCCATATCATGCTGCCGTTGAGATTGTCCATGAAACATTGCCGCCTGCCTGCTGGCACATAGCTTCAGTGCAGGTACCGCTTGCCGCAGCCACATTCGCCGTAGCCGGATTGAGAATGACCCCTGCCGAATCCATAAAGACAAAATAGAACAGCATATTCATTGCCTTCGTGGTCTGTCCCCGCTTGACAAGGATAGGCGTATAAGTCACCGAACCTCCGGAACCGGAAACAATCGTCTCATCCTCGGGATTGGGATTAGTTATGATGTCGTAGGGGTCTGACAAGTCCATCACCGTCTGCGTGTCAAGGCCTATCAGATTGCCGCCCTGCGACACCTCCACCTTGAAGATACCCGTAGTGTCAACCAGGCTGTCCGTGACGGTCAGACTCTTGCCAGTCTGGTCGACGAGTGTCTGCCAGGTACCGTTAACCATCCTGGACCACTTGTAGGTCAGTCCGGAGGTGATCTCTGACGCTCCACGTCTCGCCATCGCCGTGAGAACGACACTGCCTCCCTTCTCACGGATGGCAAAGTATTTGTCATCACCCGAAACGATGGTCACCACGTTCTGGTTGCCCACACCCTTGGTGATAGAGATGCTGTAGACGAACTGCACCTCATCCGACACGTTGCCCACGGTCACCGTAGCCACCGCCTTGACGCTGCAGCTCGCACCGGATGACGCCTTCACCAGGTTCTTCACGATCTGAAGCCCGTAATAGTTTGTAGTGCCTGCTTTATATGGAATGAACTTGAAATGACCCGTCTCGCCGCCAAACGTGTTCGTGGAGACGTTGGATGTGAAGCTTATCAACACGTCATTGAAATACCACCTGATGGAAGAGGGCACCACAATCCCCTCAGCCACCCGTGAGGAGGTGAGAAGGAAGGAGAGCGTCGGCTTCATCGTGGTAAAGTCGGGGGCTATGTTTGTCGGAGCGCCCGACTCACCGTCATACTCCTGGTACAGGTCTCCCTTGTCGCACATGATGGCAGGCATGTATACACCGGACTTCTGTGAGAATATCACCTGCCCGACCTTACTCGCTACGCTCATCGGTCACCTCCTCCCCGTCTTTATCCATGAAACCCTCCGGAGTGGCGACCTCCACCGGATCTTCCACGCCGTCTATCTCACCCTTGGCCTGCTGCGGGGAAAGGCACACGCCCCCGACTACTGCCGCCCGGTCGAATACCGTATCGCCGGGAAAGCCTGCCACATCGGCCTGCCATAACAGCACATTGCCGTCGGCAGTGCTGTTGCGGATTCCTGCCACTCCCAGCTTGTCCGCAACCTCTCTCGTCACTTTGATATAAAATGCCATACTGCTATCGATTAATGGTTAAACATCCCTTTTCCTTGCCACTATAAACTTACCGCTGTCATCCGTCACGTACTTGCCGTCAGATGTCACCACCGCCGCATACGGGCCCTTGTCAATCACCTTCAGCTGTAGCATCATGCCGTCGGTGCATGGGATGGAGGGCGAGTACCCGGCAGCGGCCAGCACGTATGAGGAGGCGCCGGCCACCTTCGTGTACCATTCGCACTCAAGGATGGCCTGGGGATTGGGGACAATCCCTGCCGTATCACGGATGACCGGTTTCGGGTATATCATCTTGGTTCCGTCGGCCACCTGCTGCGGAAATCCCTCCCAGTCAATCTCGATGGCGGGAATACGCCTGCGAATGGTGGTGGAGACATAGTCTATGTCACTGTCCGGCTTGGATGAAGGAGCACCGTCCTTCGAGTACGATGCTTTCACAACGTAGGTCTGTTCGTGGCCGATATAGTCCCGGTCTATGGTAAGCACGTTCTTTGTCAGTGATACGAACTCCCAGTCATTGTCGCCGTTACCGTCGGTAATCTGCTCCAGTGCGCCCGTATTCAGCTTCCGATAGAAGAAGAACTTGCACTTGTTGGTTGCTGTGACATCTACATCGCCGACAAGCAGCTTGGCGGTAATGATATGTTTTGATATATCACGGCAAGGATTCCAATCCAAAGAAGAAGGAGAATCAATCACCAGCTTAGGCTGTGCTTCGCTGCCATCTACGGCGCGAACAAGACGGCTGAAACGGTAGACGTGCGTCTGTCCGGTACGCTTCGCATCGACATACTCGGCGTAGAACTCCAGTGTTACCGGACTGCCGGGAACGGTATTCTTTTTCACTTGTATCTTACCCTTCTCGGCTCCGGTCTCGGTAATGACATAGCTCTTGTTGGCAGATGTAATCAATGTCCGCACACCGTTCAAGCGCTCGTACCACTTCATGTTGACCAATGACGCGTTGACCGCGCCCACTTTGGTCACCGCATCCGGGTCGGTGGCATTGCACCGGGGGAACAGCGTCAGGGGGGTAAGCGTGTAGTCCGGAGTGTACTCGGCCTTGTCAGCCTGGTACACCTGCACGTCCGGTACGCTGCCGACAACCTCTATCCCGCCGCTGGTCTGGAGAGGGCGGTAGTTGACCTCTATCTTCTTCTGTATAGTCTGCATAATTAGAAAGTTATATAATTCATTGTCTCATAATTATTCTGCCCGTCACGCAGCAGCACCCTTGCGATAAACTTGCACCCGGTCATGTTCATATAGTCGGGGCCGAGGTCGTTGACCGTCAGCGGCAGCGACTTGCCGGTTTCCGCGTGTGCGACCGCCCAGGCGTTGTCCTCGGTGACGTTGCCCGTGTCGCGCGTCCACTCCACATCACTGTCAAGGATATGCGCCGTCACGTCACGGTTGTACAGCTCACCGGTAATGGTGAGGGTGGTAGCAAAACGCTCCGCATCGAAGTACCAGCCATTGGAGCTTTCTATATCGATGCTGAAATCCGGATTGCCCTCGATCATTGCCCAGGATGCGGAACCGTATTGGGGTTCGTCGGTAGTGCCGGAAACAAGACACATCCACTTGCATCCGTAGTGCCACACGGTATCGTACATCATCACACGTACAGTCTCGGTCTGTGCCTCGCGGTCGGCTTGGTAGGGTTCTGCTCCCGTGGCGGTCTCCATGCTCCACTCGCCGCGGTCGTTGGCGATGCGGGGTAATACGCCTTGGAAGTCGATGCGGTGGATGTCCTGCGCTACCAATCCCCGAACGTAGATATAAGAGTGCAGGTAGTTGATGGGCAGGTTGTCGAACAGAGACAGATGCTTCAGCCTGCCGACGATCACCGAATAGTTGCTTTCCTCAAGGATGGGTTTTGTGACCCCGTTAAGCATGCAGATACAATGCTCACGGGATGACAGATACCAATAACCCTGCCGTTCAGTATCAACCGGGTTGCCACGGTGTGATAATATCATCAACGGCTCAGGAGGATAATTCTTGCCACCCGGCACCTCGCTATCAGGGTACATCACAGCGTTGATCGTATTGGCTGAGATGTCAACATGCAAGACACGTAGCCAGGAGGTATAATACTTGCCGCCACCTGATGTAAGGTCATTGACAACACCATATACAACATCGTTTTCTGCCAGTGCAGTAAAGTCGTTATCCCACCGCTTCTTCATCTTCAGGCTGTATGTGCCGTCTTCAAGCTGCGATACACTTTCGATGGTACCGGACTCGGAGAATGAATAGTCGCTCTCCATGGCGGAGAGACGGTTGAAGATAAGCTCAAGGACGGTAAGGCTGTCGCGGACCTCGAGGCGGGACAGCTGCATACGGCCGTCAGGGAATATTCCGGCACCCTTGCCCGCGACCATAGAGTCGATAAACTCGCCGAACTTCAACAGAAAATTTGTGCCGTCAGACTGGTCTTTGCGAAGGAACACCTTTGATAATTCTTCGATGCTCATTCCTTGTTGAATGAGTTCAAGAATGCCAATAAATGTCCGTCCAACCCTCTCTGCGGTATTCTCTCCCTCAGAAGAGGCGTTCCTTATCTGTAGAGCAAGTTTCCTTAATATGTCAAGTGTATCAGGCATTATTCACCAAGTACTCTAAAAGTTACACGATTAGCATTAATCCCTCCATTTCCCCTATACAGCGGAAAGTCTTTTTTGTTATCATTCAAATACCGAACACATTCTTTCATATACCTATCAGCAACAGAGAAAGCATCATTATAAGCCATAAGTTTCTCCTTAAAATCAGAACGCGACGAATACTCGTTATCTTTATTGACAAATCCAAAACGGGTGACATTTCCATCTCCATTTTTCACGATACGAGCATAGGTATAATATGCTAATGTCGTTTTCAGCCCTACAAAGGAACGTTTGCCTCCACATTCTATGGTATAAGAACTACCATTAAGCAACTCACTATAATTTTCCGGATGTTCTTTCACATCTAAGAATAAAGCATCACCCAAAGCTGACTTCAAATCAATGTTCTCCGACTCCCGAATATATGCCTCTATCTTTTCCGTATCGATGTGTATTGACATCGTACGAGCCAACTTATAGACCTCATCTGTTGTTATTAGACATCGCAGCATTTCTTATATATTTAAGAGGTTGTACACTAAAGTCATTGGAAGGATTGAGAGGTTCATACCAATGCGCAAAAATTTTCTGAAAAGCCCGTTCAATCATGCGTTGTTGCTTTGACACAATAGAGTTATAGTATTCAAAAGCATCTTCCAATATATCCCCAGAAAAACCAACCTTACCAATCCGGATACAATACCAAGGCTCCTGCCCGAAAGCCGAATAAATACGTTCAACCACACTGGCATCAGTAACGGTAAACTCCTTATCATAATTTTTAGGACTAATATCCACAAACTCCGGTTTTTCTTCATCAGATTCCAAGGTTACCTCTAAGACCTTTGTCGCATTGGTGTCTCCTTGTAATTGCACGATAGTATCAGAAAAACCAGTATCTTCATTAGTCCTATCCTCTTTTATAGGATTTCCGTTTTCATCAAAACGTACCGAAGAAGCACCTTTCTTTGTAATTATCATCCCGGAAGGCATGAAGTTACAACGCACATTACGATACTTCACATTGGCTAATCCCTCATCCGTACTCATTTCCGTAATCACACGGTCAGCTCTTCCGATAGGATACACGAATTTCCCTGTGTTGCTAATCCATAGTATCTGCCCCTTATAGTTTTCAATCCCTCCGGCAGCCCGAATTTGCGCATAGACCACCTCCTTACGTGGATTAAATACATCTATAAACTCCACATTTTCTGGTATTACCTTTATGGCTTTTCCCTGACGGGTTTTCTTTCCTGTCCAATCCGGATGAACTGCGATTTTTGCGATATATCCGGATTCATCCTCCTCCAACAAACGGCAATTTTCAAAGGGGATGTGCTGTACTTCCACTATATCTGCGAACATATTATAATTAACATGTATCGCCATCCCATCGTAATCAGCAACATCCTTGCAGACGAAAGCATGGATGTCATCTGCCGTATCTCCACGGCGGTTAACCACATATTCAGAAAAAGCAACCTCACGAAACCCATTTCCCTCTATGAAATTGGCATAACGTTCTGCACATTCGCTACCCGTTGAACTCGCAGCGATGATATTTCTTAGATGTTGGGGATATAAATTATCATCACCGTAGCTTTGGATGCCAAGATTACGTAAATAGCCCGTGTCAACACGCCTATTACTCTTCTTCTTTAATTCATTTACATTCATCGTTCCGTGAGGTTATTCTTTATTTCACCGTTTCTACGGCTTCTATAGTCTGCTTAGAGTCAACTACAGATTGAGCCTCTTTAATATGAGCATCCAATACTTTAGCTGTAACTTTCTTCCCGTTCAGTTTATAAGTCTTGAACGCATCTCTCACAATCTCAGAAGTAGCACCTTCCACTTCAAAGGCTTTCACCAATTCTGAAACCAAAGTTTCATCCAATGGTAAAGCAGGACTCATCCGTCTTTCAACCCTTTTCTCCCAATCGGAAGGCGTTGAAGCAAAAAAGACTATCCCTTTAGGATTTTCCGCAAGATACCTTTCTGCCGCTTCGTCAGTAAGATTGTTGTTGGTGTACATTTCACTACTTCCAAAGCCTACTTGGAGCAATACACCATTTTTCAATGCATAACTTGATTTTTCTTTCATTTTTCCATATCTTTTTAAGTACGAATACATTTCAATCACAGCGTCACGATAGCAATCACCACATGAGGTCTTGGTAAATGTCCTACCAAGAACTTCATGAAACATCAGTTCAATGTCTGATTTATCAGAAGAAGAAAGGGAGACCTTATCCCCCAATCTCTTCAACTTATCAACCATCTCCAAGACAAGCATATTCCCTCCTATGCTGCCGGTTCAGCCGTCAAAGTGTTGACAGCAGTCTTAGTTGCTTCATAACTCGTCTTGAACAAGAATAATGCAGATTTAGGCGTTTTCTGCTCTTCCAAGGTAACAGCCCATCCACCTTCAGTATCCTCGCTATACTTATCGTTGTCGATAGCTGTAGCTGTAAGCCCTTGGTAGTAACCATACACCTGAAAAGCGGCATCACCAGGGTTTCCTTCTTTCTGTAAACCCTTATATTTATTCTCCAACACCACAACATAGGTACCGTTAGCCAATCCGTCAATAACATCAGCGCATACATCCGGGTCGTTTGCCAATATCACAATCGCGACAGTATTGGTAAACGAACTACGATATGTGCCAGCCACTAATGAGGTCTTTGTACCCGTAAATGGATTTTTACCAGGAACAACAACCTTATAAGCCTTCTTCCCGGTTTTCATAGCCAGCGTTTCAATCACATTCTTTTTTGTAGAATTGAATACTGTGGCTGCAAAGTCCACATCCGCACGATTCATTATTACCCCTTCCTGCTCCAATCCTTGTACTACTGGATCATCACACGACGGAACAATATCTTTCTTTAAAATATCATCACATACTCCCATAGAATACCTCCTTTTGTCAATATGCTACTTGCACCAAGTTGTCCTCGCCAATCATAGAACCGAGTTTACCAGTAGAATAGATATAATTCTTACGGGGTTTTCTTTCAAACCAGATATCAAGGTCAGATATCGGGTTATCGCCTTCACAACCGTACATTAAATTGTCCGGAGAACATAGAACCGCACGGTGAGGAAGGTTCAGTTTCGTTTTATCGTTCTGATACGCTTGAATAAATCTATCCCAAATAGAACATTTTACGACCGTAACGCCGTCATACTCTCCTACTTCAAGGCCGTCAAAAATGACCGTCCAAGGCATAATAACCTTATATTTCTCCCTCACATCACGTGACAAAGAATCACATAATGATTTTGTAGCAAAAATTGCATGTCCGGACTTCTGGAAAATACGGCTATCCGCATCTTCAAGCATCGCGTCAAACACAGATGTAGCAGCCCCCAATTCTTTCATCTTGGACTTCTGCAAAGCATAAGATGTTTCAGAGTTGGCTGATATAACGGTATGCTGACCGGAATTCTCTGCACATATGGCAAACAGGCGTTTAAAGAAACCGTCACATGTCTTGAACAATTCTACATTCAATCCATCCGTAATTTGACCGGAACCGTCAATATTAGCGGCATCCTTGTCTCCAAACCAAGTGAAGCGCCATAACATTTTCATCATTGCTTCCGTCAGTTTTGGAAGGACAATCCCATCCATATATTCAGTAGAAGTAAGGTCCGCAATATTGGTACCCGTCTTCAAGCAGTACTTTGCAATAGTATTCTCCAAGTCCTCATAGCACATTTCCAACGGGACTTGCCAGTCACCAATTTCCCATACTTTCTGGGCGGCAGCGATAGCCACTTTTTGATATTCAGGGTCACATCCGGCGCCTGCGATACCTACATCCTCCATCTCACCGATGAAACCAACTTTCTTGCCATTGGTCACTTTAGGCATGAACGTCATAAAACGCTCCATATCCTCATTTTGAAAGACTGTCAGTTCAATCAAGTCTTTCAAATCTTTCACCGCCTGATTGTCTGGCGTCAATTTTGAAAAATCTAAAATAGGCATACTCAATTCTCCTTTCTTTACTTTTTAGCTCTCTTCTCCCTTTCCTCTCTCAATTTTCTTTGAATAGGTGTCTCCTCTGCACTTGCTTGTGTCTCAACAGTATTCTTGAAGGATTGGGTACGCAAAGAGACTCTATAGGTTGAACAATGTTTTGCTAGCCAATTCTCACCCCCTGCCATCTTTACAGCATTCAGTATCTTATTGTCCTCAACTGTACGGGCATTGGTTTTCAATGCCGCATTTTCCTCTTCAAGTTCTTCAATGCGCGCCTTTAAAGCTTCAATCTCCTCATCACCGTTTGTTTCTTCCGGGTCTTTGATTTCTGTAATCACTCCGTCTGTTACAATGATAGTCTTACCATCGGGCATAACATGCTCGCCATCGGGGGATGCCGCATCTCCCACTTGCGGTTCTCCTTCTTCACGTTCCACCGTCAGTGTATTACCTTCGGCATCTGTCAGTTCCATAGATACTACCGGAATGTCTTCTATCTTCTGGTAGCCACATTTCGCAAGCAGTCTGTCAATGATAGATTGCTTTACCGTTACTTGTTTTTCTTTGTTCATTTTCTCACTATTAAGTTTATAATCAGTTCCTTTTGCTGTAGTTGGTATAAGAACATCAGATATAAATCCAAGTTGTTTTGCAACCTCACCGCCAAACCATGCCTCCTTGTTCATCTGGACCTCCAAAATGGTCGATTCAACTCCTGTCCGTTCAACATATACAGCCATCATCTTATCCTTTTCCGCTTCCAGACTTGATTTGATGGATTCTATAGTTTCAAGGTCCAATAAATCATCATATCTTGCCAAATATGGTTTGTGGATGAGAAACTTTGCATGAGGATAAGCCTTTCTGCGTTCAAGTGGAGCAGAAAGCAAAATGATGGTAGCCATAGAAGCACATCGTCCAACAACGGTACAAGATATTTCCTTACCTGACGCACGTAATGCATCATAAATAGCATACCCCTCAACTGTATCACCGCCACACGAATGGATTTCAATGTCAATTTTAGGGTCAGCCGGGTCAAGCCATGAAAGGAAGTATTGGATATCCGGAAACGAAAGCCCCTCGTCACCGGTCAAATACCAATTTTCCATTTTATCCTTATCGGCTACAATGTCCTTGTTAATGTATAATTTAGCCATATCACATAATTGTTTGTAACAAAGGTAGAAAACATGATACGGCTTGAAGAAAATAAGAAGTCTATTCCACTGACACGCTTTGTCAGCAACTTTTTCAAAACAAAAAAAGGGCGGAATAATTCCGCCCCTAAATATCCACTTTACTTGAGAACTTATCTATTATCCGATAAATTGTCCTTTCCGCAATATTATACTCATCGGATAAATATTGCATGATATAAGTCTTTTTATGCCCCTCCTTTGACAGACGGACATACTCTTGATACACGGGAATATATTTCACATCCCCGACATCAAGCGAAGCGTCCCCCATCATTTGAAGAAGACTTTTATTCAATATCAATAGTTCATATGCTTTCATATACTACCAAGATTTTCAACGTACTTAACCCTATTAGCAACAGAGGTAAACTCTTCCACAGAAACCACCGGAGCAGGCGCCATCATCATACCTTTTGCAACAGCTTTGGCCAGCATGTCCTCTCCTAACGCCTGATTGGAAGAAGCTGTTACATTAATGGGAATACCTCCTCCTATCTGATTGAAAGCCGACAATAACGGAGCAAACATCGAGGTTGCAGCAGCCGTCATTACACTTTCACCGTTGGACAACATAGCAGGTATGGAATCGCTTGTACCGGAACCTGGCCCTTCAACTTTACCTCCTTGTGCAAATTTAGCACTTTTCACCGATTTCATAGCCTTTCCCATAACAGTAGTTACAGATGCCACTACAGTACCTATCGCAGCAAGCATGTCAATCCATGTTGCAGATGAGCGGGTAGCTGTTTCTACGGCTTTGGCAATGGCTACCCCTTGCGCAATAGAAACCTCCGCAATAGCCAGTATTTTCGCCAACTGAGCCATATTCTCGTTATCTCCTGCCGCTTGTTCCAACAAATCAGAAAGATTCCCTGCCAAGACAGAAAGGGATTCACCTTTATTTTGCTGCATCTCCACTTCCTTGTCAATGACCGCCTGCTTTGCATTCAAGTATTCTTGGTCTGCAGCAAGCTGCCTGGCCCGGAATTCGGCATCACTCTCCTCTCCCATCCGTCTCAAGCTGTCTTTCAGTTCAAGCTTCTGCTGTTCCTGCATACGAAGAAGCTCAAGTTCACTATCTCCATTCAATTTAGCTTCTGCCAATTCATTATCCAATCGAAGTTTGAGTGCATCAGCTTGTTTCTTTGCTGTATCATTCTCATGTTGAACGGACAAATCATAAATCTCTTTATTGTACTTCTCCGTAATAGCAAGCTTCATCTGTTCAGTAAGCTCTTTCTGACGGAGTTCTACGTCACGTTGGGCAACAAGTTGCTGCATCTTTAGTTGGTACTCCTGCTCACCTCCAGCTTTTACGGATTCAAGTTGCAGAGAGATTAGTTTCTGCCGGTTCTCCACCTCCTTCATCAGTTGTTCTTCCGATAATTGCTGTAATGCATCATTTTTTTGCTGTTCAAGTGCAATGATCTGCTGATTGAGTGCTTGGCGCATAGTTGCTGTAAGACCTATTTCAGTACGTAAACGGATACGTAAATCCTCTATCTGACGCTCATACACTCTCTTAGTCTCAATAAATTGTTTTTCTTGGGCATCCTTGACTATCTTCAAGGCTTCATCTTCTGCTTTTCGGATTTCCTCGCGCTCTTTTTCTTTGATGGCAGCCACTTTCTCTGCCACAGCTTTCTGCACTGTGACTATTTCTCCTCTAATCGTATTCTCCTGCTCAAGTAATTCCATAGTTTTAGAGAAATACTCCTTCTCCGCATTGTATTTTGCAGCTTCAAGTTCAGCCAACTTATCATTTGTCTCTGCATCATTTTCTGCCCATTCTGAACGCTTACGAAGAAGCTCAAACTCTCTCGTTGCCAAATCCACATTCCGCTTTGCCTGCTCCTCTTCAAGCTTATTAGCCTGCTTTACGAAAGCAAGTCTCTCCTCTGCCGTGAACTTCTCCTTGTCTTTCGCCTGCTGGCGCAAACGTGCGACCTCCAGCTGGTCTTTAGCATTCTGTACTTGGTCCGTTCGCGCTTGTTTTGCTATGGCTGCTTCTTCCTTAGCCAGTTTGATAGCCTCTCTATTGGCATCGTTAATGTCCCTGATATACTTTCCTATGCCAGGCAATTTTTCTGCCATCTTAGCTATCCATCCAATCATCTTTGCTCCAGACTCGACAACAGATAGAATACCTCCCGCCAATCGTTGAACTATGTTCAAAAGAAAATCAAGTGACCTTGATAATGGAGCAGTAATAATGTTCCAACGATTTGACGCTTCTTCACTGGAATTTATAGCTTTGGATACAAGCATTATCGCTGCAGCAATACTAGCAAGAATAGCAACTATCGGATTCGTCAGTAAAGCTAATAATTGCTTACTAAATCCTATAACAGCTGTTTTCCCAACATTAAAAGCTTGTTTCACTCCTCCAAGTTCTGTTTGCATTTTAATAATTGAATCAAGAAATGGGATATTTGATTGTGCAGCCTTTAAAATAGCAGCTTCATAGTTTCCTACATTCCGATAAAAACGCTGCGTTTCCTCCTCTGCTTCCTTTAACTCCTCGGTGATTGCATTAATATGATTCTGCAGTTCTTTACCTTTAGTACCTTCTCTTTCTTCTCTACTCAATGCGTCATATGCAGCGGTAGCATTGGAAAGTTCTGCTCGTAAAGCCACAAGGCTACCCTCTTGTTCCTTCTCTAATTTTAATTGATTCTGAACTTGCTTATTCAGCATCCGAATAGCATCATTATATTGCTGCGTTGCTATCTTCGTTTCAGACAATTTCAAATTATATTGTTCTCGACTAATCCGCCCAGCCTTCAAGTCATCCTTTAAAGTTTGCTCCCTTTTTCGGAGTACATCCAACTGTGAACGATACTCCGCTATTTTACGAATAGCATCATCATAACGTACTCTAATATTAAGAATCTTTTCTTCTACATTGCTATTTCCCATAACTACACCTCCAATTGTAACAATTTACATTCACATATTCCCGTATCTTCTGCCTTAATGGAAATAATGGCATAATATCTACCATATTGGGCCAAATAAATTGGAACAGTCATATCCAAGTCTCTCAACTCAATATCATTTATTTCTATCTTTTCTGTAATAACAATAGGCCTTCGTATGATAGATTGGTATGTTTGGTAATACATAGAAAGGAGTGTATTCCAATCAAGACCAGTAAATACCCCTTTCACACCATTATAAGCCAATAATCTTGGCTCAACTGAATTGTATTCCAAATTACCTTCCTCATCATATGAATATATTGGTATCTTGGCTACATCCGAGAATTGGTCACTGGCAGCAAACGGCAATTCTACAACATCTCTTTCACTTTCTATCGTTTCGTTTTCTACAAACAAATACCCATCATATTTCCCCACTACCGTATCATCCTCCTTCCATCTATAAAAATTCTTTTGAGAAAAATCATCAAGAGAATAGGCAATCGCATTAGGTTTATTATCTTTATATGTAGCAACCAGCCTACGGGTCCAATCCAACGCTTTCGCCTTATTAGACATAATTGTATCAAATGATACAAACACAAGGCCGTTACTTTCTGTGAACAAAGGGAAAGTACCTATGATTGCCGATATAGCTTTAATAAAATCAGACTGCTTTATATCTGGCAGATTAGGTATTATCCAATATCTACCACCCAATAATATTTCTTGCTCTATATTCGTTATCTTCAACGTGCCGCTAATAGAAACGACATCAGATGGCTTGCCTATATTCTGCAAAGCAAATTTCAGATGAGGAATAGAAGAATGTAGAGTAGAAAGCATCTCTGTTTGCCTATTCTCAAATTGAAACAAGACCTCATATACACCGTCACTTATAAAATTTACATTCAGTAATGGAATTGTAAGTACAGTACTTGTATCCAGTTCGCTACCGACTTCATTGAAGTTGTAATTATAAACTTCCAATGTAGCAGATAATGGAGCCACATTTGTATTTACTTTAACTTTAAAATTACCCGATATCTTAGGTACAGCATTTATGACTTTAGACCTATAGCCATTGTAATATCCTCCACTCACTCCGTTTCCTATTACTGCAAGGTTTCCATAAAACGAACCAACATTTCCCATATCGTTGAAGTATATGTTTGTCTTGCCAGCCCTATCCTCTGCAACGCCCTTTAAATCAACGGTTATAGCTTCGATTTCTGCATACTCTTCGCTTGGATTTTTTTCCAATAATGGAACAAACATGTTTTCCAATAAAGCCTCTTTGTCTTTTGGAAAAATAAAAGATATGCCGTTATCCTCTTCTATGTATTCCATGATTTGTTTTACAGACTGAACAGGATGATACCACACCATTGAATCTCCATTTCTGAAACCATGGTCAACCTTTGGATATACACGATCATTTTCTCCCCAATCTTTCCATTCAATATATTTCGGATAATATATACCTCCCACATATTCACCAGCATCCATATCTCTCAGGCTTTTTCCACTTTCAAGCATTGATGATAGTGCTGTTATATTTCCCCACGTCATGGCAATCTCAATCTTATCAGATATAGATATAAGTACAGCCTTAGCAGTTGGAATAACCTCTACCCCATTACGAAAATATCTTGCATCATGATATTTCCGAGGATAACCGGAGTCTGCAGATGGAAGCTCAGCATGCGATATGATACGTTGATTCCTTATTGTCTTAGGTAATTTGATTGTATAACTATTATTGCTCACAATCTTACTCAAGTCTGTAAAAATATTGCTCTTGAAATTAAGTGTAATCTTGGTATTATCGTCCAAGTCTACCAACTTACCATCAATAAATAGCATGTCATTTCTCATAAGCTTTGTACTCTTGTTTCTGGTAATATGATTGTTGCTACGAAATCCTGCAATACGGCTCTTGTCTTATTGAAGTTACCAACAGATACATTCACCGCCTTCCAGCTATCAACTCCATTCACATTTTTACCTGCATACATATCAACGATGGGTGACAACGCGAGTTGAAACAAGAAGTCAAACGTTTCAGAGTCCACTAAAGGAGCACACACCAACAATGTATTCTCTTCTGTTTTTCTCTGCTTACGTCCTGAACCTCCATGATAGCCATTAACATAGTTATAGTCTTGCATATTATTACGAATAAATTCACCATCATTGGCAATTTGTTTACTCTCATCACCACGTTTAAACAACCAATAGCAATAAAAGCCATGACGATTTATCCAACGTAAATAAATTCCATCCGTGCATTCATCAACTAAAAGCCTCACGTTTACAGCCATATTCGTCAATGCATGAAAAGTAAAATCAAATGTATTGTCGAACACGTTTGCCCCCACACTCGTTCCCGGCAATTTCAATACGACCTCATTGTTTGCATCAATTCCATTCAAAGTAATATTATACACCTTTCTTTCAGACAATGTAATAGCTGGTAAAGAAATGCTGTCAGCGGTCACACTCACATTAGCATTACCGGCCGTATACATTCCTACCGTAAACGGAAGGTTTTTAAACCACGTCAATATACGATTTCCATTATACCGTTCACCCACCTTCATTGCCCCCCAATGATGAACGTATTGAATTGAAAACTTTCAGACATTGAACTGTCCGAATAAAAGTCAATATCTACAGAGAACACACGTCCTACCCCGCTATCTTTCGGAATCGTCTGTGAATAATCAATTTTCCAAAATTCTACAGTGTCAAATGTAGACTGCATGTAAAACGACACATCAAAAAAGCATGCATTATTAAACAGAGCCCTCTTCTCCTTGTATGAAATTTCAGAAACGATATCAGTCACCGTCACCTCCACGTAATCCCAAGCATGCCCGTAAATGTTTATCACTACCGGATTAAAACAGAAAGATATTTCATCCGGATATTCTATGGTTGTTTCCCCTATCTTATGAGTTCTCATTACTATGTAGATTTATATGTGTCACATCATCAACGAGTATACCAAACACACGGTCCATAATGTCCCGTATTGTTTGCTCCACGTCCGTTGTATATATATCCTCGTACGTACCAGAGTGATAAAGTGATGTGCCCTCTGTTGCTATCTTCCGGGCCACAAGGTATGCAAATGACCTTGGTCTCTCCACTTGGATACCCTTGTCTATCATCCATTGCTGAATAATCTTATAGAATCCTTTCGGTACTTTCCCCGAGGCACGTCCCACCTCCAGAACTCCGAACGCTTGACGACCATAAAGAGTACCATGATTATCATCCACGACAACGTGCAGGCTCTTGATAGTTTTGCCACTTGCACGCTGCCCAGCCCGTATATGATTTTCTATGATGCGCTGCCGAAGATTATCCAACTCCTCACACAATATCGCCTTTACCTCTTTCCTCCTATCTTCCATAACTAGCACATGGGCGCTCCTTGAACCTCTTTCAATTTCAATTCTATTACTATTCCGGTAACATTTACATCCAGCTTATCATAGAAAACGGAATAAGGTACCTCATCGCTCACCCACTCAAACAGCTCGCTCCTATTCAACTCACGGATAAACTGAACCGCATATCCTTTGCATCTCTCAATGACCTCCTCATTCTCCACCCCATCGAAATCAAATTTGGTCTTATCAGCAAATGCTATCATGCAGTTAGGAGAATCCCTTAGCTGTGTTCTTGATATGACGAATTTCCCGGATATAGGAAGCAAATTTATAATGGCCGGCAATGGCATCTTATCCAACCTGACATTGGCGGTCGCCCAGTTATCGAACAAATAGGTGACTCCTTCCAGCTTTTCTGCAACAGAAGCTATCTTCCTTTCTACACTTGTATTCATTGCTTATTCTGATATATTTCCCGTAATCGACGTTCATAGCGTATTTTCTCTGCATCCATGTCAAGGCATTTATATACCCTCACCCATGGAACACATTCTACCTGCTCATGGTCAGTTATCCCCATGCGGGTAGCATAGTAATCCACCAAGCCAAACAACCCGAACGAAAGTTTATCAACCCCAGCACGTCTTTCTTCCGGAGTCGGTGCCACGCTTGTAGTTTCAAAGAGCTTGGTAATACGTTCAACTTCCCTGGTTACCCATGTGGAGAATCCCAAAATATCCGCTGCTTCATACTTCTCTATCTTATCAATAGGCAAACCGAGGACAACACAACATGGAACCATTATACAGTCTATTACATTGCGTACGGATTGCAGTTCCATCAACTGACCTATGGTGAGGTCGTTCAGAGTCTCCGGAACTCTGACACCTGCGACAAAGTCCGGTTTAGGCAACTTTCCTATCTGCTCCAACAGTTCAGTAGCATTGCTCGCCACGTCACTCAATATCAAAAACTCTTTTACTGTCATATCTGTCCTAATTTTGCTTTTGGTCTTTTAGGCATCGGTTTTATACGAAAAAGCATTGCCATTATCAACATGTCGAGGTAATCCGGAGAATGTCCGAGTATATCTTTCATATTCTCCTTGCTGATTATCCCTTTCTTCCGGGTATCGGCATCTATATGGTCTTGCTTCAAGACGGACAATTCTTCCATTATGCGCTCTCTTTGCGCTTCCGTACATATAATTCTTATCTGCCGATTATTTATTAGCTCTGCAAGCTTAAATGCACATTCAGATTTCAGATTGTCGTACTCTGGATTAATCGGTCGGGTACCACCATGAAATTCTTTGATACCATTCAAATAACTTTCAAGGTAGCTTCCAAGTCCATCACTATCAACTACCATCATACTACGTGGAATCTTCCACTGTATCATCATGTTTTTAAGATCCGTCTCAATAGATTTACCCGTGCTATATTCCTGGTCTAACCGGATATAACACACATTACCCACCCAGTGCCCCCCGACAAAACGGTCGCGTCCTTTCATGGCAAGGTCAGCTGCTCCCGTCGATAATCCTATCGGTTTTACGTGCTCATTTGCGAATAGGTCACAAATAGCATCATAATCACAGAGTGCTGTCGGGTCGTTGTCATACTCCCAATTACCATAGTACAAGCGCTCCTTTGTCACTTTGTCCCTGGTATTGCGGAGCGTATCTATGTAATCCTCGGTAGCGTAGGGATTATCCTGCACCAATGCTTGAATAAAAGCGTATGGGGCTTCCAGCTTGCCTTCTTTCCACGGTTTGTAGAACTCACGATAAAGCCAGTTCTTCTTTGGATTGCAAGTGATAAGTATCTTCCCGGATATTCCATACACATCATTCAAGTGCCGTCCTATACGCGTCTTCAAAACCTCAAATGCGAGGTAGTGAACCTGCCCGGCTTCTTCAATCCATCCTCCAGTAAACTCCTTGGAGCCCAATCGCTCATACATCGGGTCTTTGACGGGATAATATGTCAAGTCAAGAAAGATGATTTCCGACCCATTCCCTAAAAGTATACCGTCATTGGTCTGCTTGTAGTCAGTGAATCGATGCCACTTTGCCACCTTGTCGAAAGTGACAGAGATAGACTCACGGCTATCTTTCAAATTATTTCGGCCAGCGAACCATCGAGTGCCCGGGAGATAGTAAGCACATTGCATAAGCCATTCACACCCAAGCCATGATTTTCCACCTCCACCAGCGCCACCATAACACAGAAACTTCGTAACATCGTCACGAAGGTAGTTATAGGCTAACCTCTGCTTTATATTGACCTTATATCCCATTACTTGACTTTCTCCGCATCTTCTGTATATGGTAGAAAATTAAATCCTTTGAACTCTTTTCCTGCATTCGTATGGTCCACCTCCTGCTTGTCAACAAGCCCTAACTTTCGGGCAATGATATTCGCATTGAAAGCTCCAACGCACGCTCCCTCAAACTGCTGCGTTTCGATGGTTTCCTCCACGCGTGCGATGACCTCCAAAAAATCTTCATCATTCTTATTTCTACATTCGGAACGAAAAGTGCTCCACCACTTGGAAGAAGCACCTACATAAATACAGAACCCGGTTAGGGAATACGGACGGGAAGTCGGGGAAACTTCTTGTTGTACTTGTTGCTCATTGACTGTCTCCACCTTCTTCCCTTTTTTCCTTTTTACCGGAACAGTCTTTTGAATGGCCTTTTTGGACAACCAGGGATTTTCATCACACCATTGGAAATACTCACATGCCGCCTCCCATAAGAGTTCTGGCGTGGAAAAGAGTTTATCCCTCCCATGCTTGCTCCTTAACATCCAAAATTTATTTCCCGTCGGTGCCGCCATATTATTTCTTCATTCTGATAATCTCTCCACAATGAGGACATGCAAGTTCAATATATTCAGTTCTTTCCTGCTCCAGACCTTCTTCAATACGTTCTGCCTTCTTCCTGAAAGATTCATTCTCTTGGCGATGCATTTCCTCACTGAATTCCTGTTTTGCCGCTTCTGATTGCGACTCTTCCGTGACATAATTGTTTGTCGGAATAAAATTCATGTCAAAACCGAGTAACTGGTCTATGGGTTCAAAAAAGAAGTCTTGCATATCTGCAGGTACATTCATTGTCCTAAGCTCACGTATCAGTTTCTCTTCATCCCATGACGCAAATTCTGATGTCTTATTATCTGCGATACGATACTGACGCGCCTTTTCCTCGTCCAAGTCCACAATGATGCACGGGACCTCTTTATATCCAAGATTCAAAAGGGCAAAATACCGTGTATGACCAACAATGATTTCAAAATTCTTATCCAACACAAGCGGCTGATTGAAACCATATTTCTTTATTGACTCTTCTACCGGCTTAACAGCCTTACTATTGTTCCGGGCATTATTCCAATACGGAATAATCCTATCTATTGCAATGCTCTGTATATCCATAGTTATAATTCCAATGAGTTTGTATGATGAACAATTTCTTTGATGGCTTTGCTGTATTCATAATTCCTGAACATCTTGGCAAAACCGGTAATATGCTTCAGCTTCACAAGCTCCAACGGCTCCATGCCAAGCTTTCTACAAATAACAGCATCCGACTCACCGTTTTTTATCATGTTATAAATGATGTTTGTCATGCCATCAACGGAATGCTTGCCACGGGCACGATTGTGACGGACCGTAGAAGCCATACGGTCGTTGATATCCTTGTCAATGACAACAATGGGAAGACGCCCACTATTGCGCTGGGCAATGTCCTTATACATGCGCGCGATAAGGTTACGATGAAACCCGTCGACAATAATATACTTTTGCTCCTCTTCACTCCAAATCGTAACAATTGGCTGTGTATATCCATCTTCACGAATGGAAGTATAAAGGAGCTGCATCTCCTGCTTTGCCACAGCGTTCGGATTATAGTTGTTCGCCTTCACCATATCCATCGGTACCCAGAGGACACGGTCCACCGGATTGGCCTTTTCAGGAGACAGAGAGAATAAAATCTGTCTTATCTCATTGAAGAAGTTTATTTTATCTGGCGCTTCATCAAGCATCCGGATGATTATTTCTTTTAGTTTTTCCATATTTATACTTTGATTTATGAACCAATAACCTATTATTCAACTTTGTCTGTTCAAAGTCCTCTGTGATGATACCACGGGCAAAGGCGCGATATATATCAACGCGATCGGAATCAGACCAGCCCGCAATCTTATCAACCACCGTATTTAGATTATTGGTAAAAATTACTTTATTCTTGCTCTCAGCTACGATATTGTCTATGAGATATTGCAGATATTCCGGCCAGTCCTTGAAACAGTTGGGATAGTTTCTTACCTCTTCAAAGGCATCCAACAGAAGATGGTTCGTTGTGCCAATATTGGGAATACGCATGTACATGGCATTATAAGCCTTCGGGTCAATCTCTTGCAAGTAAGGAATATTCTGATTACTGTTCTCATGGATAAGAGAAGATACCCTTGCAGAACGCAACGGTTCCTTTGAAAAGATATAGTTGTAGACCTTATTGTATTTCAACCGATTGGAGAAGATGTAATACCATATATCGCGATATGACCAATCATACAAAGGATATATAACAACACCATGGCTACAACGTTTTCCATATGTCATTCCTGGCAAGGTTTCCTTTCCCGTCAATCCAGCACGACGAGCTGGTGACTCTTCAATACGGACACCTCCCAAAGATATATACCCCCCTCCCAAGTGATGATATGCGATGGCATCAAACATATCCTTAAATCTGTCGACTCCATAGACGTTTTCCTTAAAAGAGACATCTTCTTTCTCACGCATCCACACTTTCCCTGGCTCCCAAGGGATAAACCAGTCACCACTGTTCGCATTCCATAACCGGAACGGAATTTGCACCCAAATAGGTTCCACCTCTGGCAATGACATAACATAACGCATATACTCAACAGTATATGTGTACTCACATTCCTGATCAAGAAATATAACCGGCAACTTTTGAATGCCCAATTCACTTGTCACTTCCAAAGTAAGGTGTAATAAGGCAGTACTATCCTTGCCTCCGGAGAAACAAACACCTAATCTGTCCCCCATAGAAAACAACTTCCTTATCCGGTCTTTTGCCGCTTCATATACATTCTGCTCTGAATACAATATCATACGTTCGTCACGATATAATAGTTATCAAACTCCCTTACTTCACAATGAGGAAATCTTTCCTCCAGCTCACTCCTTGAATGACTGTAATGTTCCAGATTACAGCCGGTACGTTTATAAGTTACCGGATGATAATTCTCCTTGTAGAACATGAGGAAAATATTCTTTCCTTCGGGAATATCCGTCAGTGCTTCAATATCAATGTAACTGGCCGAGCCGAACAAAGCTACAATGCTATTGAATGTTGCAAACTTTAAATTGAGCAACTCAAACGGAATACACAAATTATTATACTCCGGATGCTTCTTTCTGAAAACATCAAGCATCTTACTACTTGGGTCAATACCCCAATATTCATCCGGAGACACTTTCAGAATATCAAGGAGTAACCCCGTACCACATCCCACATCCAGAAAAATCCCTGAAACCTCAAAAAGCATTGAGGCAATCTTACGATTCTCCTCAATACTGGCTTTGTCTTTGAACAGAGAATCATAACTCTCTGCAACTGCATCATACTGATTTACTGCGTACATACTTTATTATTTTGATTTACAAAATAAAGATACCGAATAATCCACGAACGGACTATTCGGCATCAAAGAAGTTACTGACACGATTTGGCAGAAGATTTTGCTTTAGCCAGCAATACCTTAAATAAATCCCAACCTTCAATTTAACAATTACACCGTTAATGGTTAACAAGTACATTTACCAGCTAAACCATGTTATAAGATGGCTGAACAAAGGCTCATAATTTGCATAACTTCCACAAAACCTTACCTTTGCAATGTGTTTTTCATAGTATTAGATTAAGGTTAACAAAAAGATTGGCTGTCTGGGATAGATAGCCTTTTTTGTACATATTACAGGCTACATCTCAAAAGCAAGTTGTCTCCAATTTATCCGATTATTTGGAAGACTTTCATTACATATTGTACCAATAAATAAGATATTTTACTCCTACATTATCTTTAAAAATGTTTCCACCATTTGCTAAAGACAATATTTATTTCTACATTTGAATTTTAACTAATCAAACAATATCACTAAATGTAAGAATATGAAAAAGTTTTTATTTGCCATATTGGCATGCACAATTGCACTTGGCTTTACATCATGCAGAGAGAAAAAAGCAAAAGACAAGGTTAAGGATCGTGTAGAAAATGTAAAGGAATCTGTTGAAGACGCACTCGAAGAAGCACAAGAACAGATTGAGGAGGGAGCAGATGATGTGAGGAAAGCCCTGGATGAAGCCGGGGATGAAATTGAAAAAGCAAAAGAAAAACTGGAATAAGAGTTGTAAAAAAGGCCGTCCTAATTTTATACAGTAAAGATCCACCTAATTTAAAAACATTATGAAAAAGATTAATTTACTACTGCTTTTTCTCCTATTGGCCTGCACCTTGCCTGCCCAGGATGGCATTTCCATCTTTATTGGCAGAGCCAACCGCTACGCAGCCGTGGAACTTTCTGATTACAGAAAGCGCCTATGTCTGGAATACAATATTTCAAACCGTTCCTTGGACGATTACTACAGACGCTGTGGGAAGGACTGGGGGAATGTAGGAATTGCACTTGAAATAGCCAGGACTTCCGGGAAAAAAATGCGTGACGTCTGTGATTATTACAACCGGTATCAACGTTACGGATGGAACCGTATCCTTGTGGAAATCGGCATAAATCCGGGAAGTGTGTATTATACCCCTTTCTATGACAGAGTCCATCACCATAGTGACTGCTGGTATGAATATTATAATTCATACTGTGAACGCCATGACAAATTTCACCATAAGAAACATAAATACAAAAAGCCGAAGAGACACCACAAGAAGCACTATCGATATTACGATGATGATGACGATGATGATGATGATGACGATTGATTTGGCTTTGAAATCCAAGCATTGAAACACTAAAAAAGAGGGGATAAGCATTAAACTATGCCTATCCCCTCTTTTATATCAATGAGATTTCTGTTCCGATATTTTCTTCAAAATCTGTACGCAGCCCCGATGTTGATGACACCCTGATCAAAATCACTGACCAACTGGTACTTAAATTCAAGATTCATGGCCCAATTACGGCTCAATGCAAATTCGGCTCCAACTCCCAAGTTTACACCGAAACGACATTCATTATGATTCCCATCGCCATCCACATGAACATGATCCCCATCCCAGTCAACATCATACATATCAAACATCCAGTTGGACAAAGTCAACCCAAACAGTGGATAAAGCTTGACATTGCTAGCTACCGGACACAGATAATGAAAATTCACGTTCACATCCAGCATGCTTACATTGTCATTTTCAAAAAAATAATTAAGAGAGGGCTCGATACGCATAGGATTGGTTATATTATACTGATACTTGATTCCCAATCCGATACTTTCAATTTCTGTACCATAACCAAGACCGAAACCTATGGCTTGTTTCCCTTTCTGCGCATAAGCACCTACTGACAACAAAAAAAGAGTTCCTAATAAAATGAATAATTTTTTCATACTACACCGTTTTATTTTAAAACAGATAAAATAATTTATAGATTGTCTACAATAAAAAAGTTAAACTATTAATAAAAATATACTCAATCAAGGGATCGTAAGGGAACTATTTAAAATTTATACCCCAGAGTAATACCGATATTCGCATTGTGCGGAGCATCCCCATCCATAATCTTGCAGAAGCCAAGCTGTGTGTCAACCCCCACAAGAATTCGGCCAAACTCTACCCCAAGACCGATGTTCCAACCGGCATCGAACCTATTGTAATTCAAGCCGTCATCACTGAATGTATCGACTTTCTCATCTCCATTGATATTGATACCTCCAACAGATGCCTTGCCATCGAACTTGGCTTTACCACCTACCCCACAGGCAAGATACGGCCCTGTCGCAATGACCAGGTTAGTATTGTCTGCAATATTGAAACGGAATTGTACATTGATGGGCAATTCCAAATAAAGCTGGTTGATCTTCACATCTGCATCCGCATCTACGACGCTACCGCTATATCCACTTGAATATTTCGCACCTTTCTGTGAGAAGAATAGCGAGGGCTGTAAGGAAACAAGGTCGCTGAATTGGTATTCCATTCCCACTCCAATGCGTGCTCCTGGTTTAAATTTGGAATGGTCAGAGTTTTCACCGATGTAACTGCTGAGATTAAGACCGGCCTTTACATTGAAAGACAATTGCGCAAATCCCATCGTGCAGAACAGCGCAAATAGAACAGTCAAGAAACTTTTTTTCATCATAATTACAAATTAAAAAAATATTAGGTTGTTATTCTTGTCAAAACCTTCTACCGCTTTTTTGTCATAAACACCACTAACAGCTATAAAAGCTGAAACAGTTAAAATAATCTTTTTATATCATATCCTAATTAAGAAATACTTGCAAATCTATATATAAAGCTTCAATAAATTAGCAACCGATAATGTTTAAAAGCAAACAAAAGGAGTTTATGATTTCTTTTTCGGAATTAATGAACAGTATAGCATACTTTTCAGAGCAAACATAAAGCTTCAAATTCTTGATAAATGGAAACTGTTATAGATAATAAGCTCAATCTTTTGCGTGATGTAGAGTGAGCTGCGGGAAGGGAAATCCTATTCCTTCTTCATTAAATGTAGTATAAACTATTTCATTGATATCATACAGCACATTCCAGTAGTCCACACTTTTTACCCAGACGCGCACCGTAATATCAACGCTGCTTGCACTCAATGAACCTAAGACAATAAGGGGAGCCGGTGTATCCAATATACGGCTGTCTGCATTGATTATGCGCTGTAAAACGGCTCTGACCCTCTTTACATCCTCACCGTATTCAACACCGAATACCCATTCAACACGACGTTTGTCCTGCTTACTGTAATTAGTGACGGCATTACCACTGAGACTTCCATTAGGTACATAAATCATGCGGTTGTCATCATCATCTGCATAATATTCAGGCTTACCATGTGAATAGCCCAAATATTCCAGTTTCTTCCGAAGCTCCGGTGTGTTTTTGCGTATAAATGCTGGTATTATAAATCCCATAGTTATTCTCCTTTCTTTATAATCAAATTATCGTTTCCATCAAAATCATAACAATCCGGACAATAGGCTTTATCCCAATGCAGAAGCCATCCACTTTCCGTTGCTATATATCTTACGATCTCTTCCGTATCGTGCCACATCTCATCAGCTACACGTCCGCAGCAGTCACATTTGATGTTATAAAATTCTTTCTTTACTATCATGGCAGTCTCCTTTCTCCTTAATCCGTTCCAGTACATCCTTGTTGGCTTCTAGTATCTCATCGAAAGACGGGATGGGAAACCATGCAACAACATCATCTATCACTTCATCATAATAACCACCGGTTTTATGCTAATTGATTAATTCATATTTCAAAAATCTTGCAAGCGTATTTCTATCAACCTTACATATTTTTGCTATTTTACGCTGTGATATGCCTTCGTCAATCAATCCTTTTATCAAGGCATTTTTCCCATACAATTTATATTTGTCAGGAGAACTCTTTCTGCCTTTAGGACGACCAAGGACTACGCCTTCCAATCTCTTTCTGGCTAATGCTTCTTTAGTCCGCTGGCTAATCATGTCACGTTCTATTTCAGCAGCAATTCCGAAAGCAAAAGCCAACACTTTACTTTGTATGTTGTCTCCAAGTTCGTATCCGTCCTTTACTGTATAAACCTTAACCTCATGAAGCATACAGAATTCCAATATTCGCATAATCATGAATAATTTTCTACCAAGACGGGAAAGCTCGGATGTAATAATCACATCCCCTTTTTGCAATTTCTTCATAAGTTTGCCCAATAACCGTTTTTCAGGCTCCTTCGTCCCAGATATGCCATCATCAATAATCCAATCATCAACTGACAACCCCAAAGATTCCGCTTTTTTGCAGACTCCTAACTTCTGATTATTAGAGTCCTGCTCGTCTGTACTTACTCTTAAATATCCGTATATCATAATACTGATTCTATTAATTGCATGGCTTCCAAACCATAATGTTTAATAATTATTTCCTTCATAGACATGCACTCCCATTCTTCAGGATACATATTCTGCAATCTATTGTCTAACGCAATTATATCAATTACCAATCTATTATTGATAGCTGATAACAGTGCATCATGTAAGTCTATTATAGGTATATTCGGCAGTAATTTCTGAAAATTCTTTCTGAACTCCGCCCATTCGTTGACTTTATAAATATTCATTACATTCTGTTCATTATGCATTGATTGATGCCTGAAATCCTCCATGTCGATTTGGTATAATATTTCTTTATGTCAAATATGTCGCACATTATACACGCTGAATTTATACGCTTATTCTTTCTAACCCCAGCGCACTTAACTGGGTATCCTTGAATATTCTTACTTATATTCATTTTTTCTTGTTATGAGCAAAAACCACCGGTTTCCGCTCGTGTTAATACTTCATGTGCAGAAATGGCCTCTTTTTGCACACGTTAATCTCAATTCATTTTCCTTTTTCTATTCCGCTCGCTCTGTACCTCTGCCATACACATCTTGCACCATGACGCTTTCAGATGGTATTCCTTACCGTTACGACGGGCTGTCCTATCGAAGAACCTGGATAACGGAAGTGCTCTACCGCAACGGGTGCACAGTTTACGCTCCACTCCGTCAACCACCACCCGGTTACGGGGTTTCCTCCTCACAATCTCACATGGTCCGCATTCGGACGCACCGTACCTCCTGCAATATGCAAGTGAGTGCTTGCCGCACTTGGCGAAGGAGGTGCAATCCGAACGGGGAACTATCTGGTGAATGTTCATACGGCATCATTCATTAAGTCGAACAATGTGGGTGCACTGACCTCCATCTCTGCCTCATACAGATATGAAAGACTATCTTTCCAGTAGTCGTAATTGAGTTCGGTTGACAGACCTTTCCTCCCCAGATTGATAGCGCAATAGGGAACGGTGCCGATACCTCCGAACGGGTCAAACACCAGTTCACCCCTGTTTGAATACCGTTCAATCAATCTTTCGACAATATCCAACTGAAGGGGACAAATATGATTCTGCCGTTTCTTCTGCGACTGCTTAGTATTCAGCGTGCGCATCCGGGTGACATCATCCCATATCCAGGGCTTCTTGCTTACCGGGTCAACGGCCATGAATGTCTTTGGCAGTTTTCCGTATGCCTCCAGCTCTTCGGCGAATGATACGTGTTCCTCATAATCATAGACGTGCCCACGCTCGTAGTTCCTGAATAGGTGGCGTATCTTGTCAATGCCGGCCCCTTTCATGTCCTCGTAACTCAATAGAGAGTTACCCGAAGATTTCCAACTTGCATGAGCGTCTATCTGCCAACGGGCCAACGAATATTCGCTTTTGTTCTTGGTCACCGGCAAATCAGCATAGGCCCGTGAGGTGTCAGAAGGAAGCTTGCGGAAAAGAAGGACATACTCAGGACAACCGATACCCATCTTTGAACCGTCCTTGCACATCTCCGTATATCCAAGCCGATAAGTCTGGTTGTTCTCCCTTACCACATCCGTATCCACCGTGATGCGCCCCATGTAGCGGAAACCGTGTTTCATGTAGTGGAATACAGTCATTTCACTGAACGGGTCGATGGTGGGCATACCGTCACCCGTAGCGTTGCCGAACAAAACACGGTCTTTCACATGGATGCAAGCTAACCTACCGGGTTTAAGAATACGCATAAGCTCCGGTGTAAGATAATCCATCTGCTCAAAGAACTTGCTATTGTCCTCATTATGCCCGAAGTCATTATAGGTCGGAGTGTACTCATAGTGGTTGGAGAACGGGATGCTGGTTACAATCAAGTCCACCGAATTACTTTCCATAGTCTGGCATTCAAGAACATTGTCGTTATTTATGGCCCTCCAAAGTTTACCGGACTTTTCTTCCCGGCTGGCGAACATCCACCGCATCATCTTTTCCTCTGCCTGTAAACCGAACAAACCGTTCTCGCGGACTATATCGGTCATCTTGGCTACCATCTCCCGATGTTGCGCCCACTTCTGCATGAATGATTTGAATATTTCACCTTCGCTTTCGGCATACACCAAGTAAAGGTCTACGGGATGCTGCTGCATGAAACGGTAGATACGGGCTATCGCCTGGAACTTGTCGTTAAAACGGTAGTCGATGAACATGATTGCCTTATGGCAGTGGTACTGAAAGTTCAAACCTTCACCAAGCATCTCCGGTTTGGCAGCCAGATATTTCAGACGGCCGTCTTTAAAGTCCGCTATCACTTTGTCGGCTTCCCCATCATCCTGCGAACCGTACACAGCCTTACATCCGGATATGGCGTCACACAAAGCCTTCCGTTCATTCTCCAGGTCATGCCATAAAAGGAAATGGTCGCCTTTGTTTTCAGGACGGTTAATGATTTCCACCACACGGGCAATCTTTTCCTGCATGTTGTCCCGACGTTCTTTCGCTGCGTCGGCAAGTCCGAGAGCAGCCTCACGGAACATCTTCACTTGTCCGTCACGGTCGGTTCCGGCAGTGGAGTTGTCAACACTAACCACTTCTTCATGTACACGTAGTTCCGGCAATTCATATCCGGTATCGGGATAACCAAGGTCGGACGGTTTGGTGAGGAACAACGCCCATGTACTTACCCACAACCAGAACTCCTTCTCCTTGTGCGGATAAAGGGTAAGGTTATTTGCCTTCGTGCTGTCACGCTGAAAGAAACGGGTAAGTGCCTGCCCGGTATCCATCACACCGAGATAACCGGCATAATGTATCAGCTCCTTGTATCTGTTGGGCGATGGCGTGGCGGTGGCTACAAAGCGGTAGGGAACATCCGCAAACAAGGGAAGGAACTCCTGATAAGTCTTGGTACCGAAACCACGTAATACGCTCGCTTCATCCAATGATGTTGCGGTGAAGTAGGAAGGTTCTATTCTTACACCATCTTCACCGTCGCGCACACGCTCGTAGTTCGTAACCATGATGTCAGTCGGGCATATCATCACATCAGCCATAGTTCGTACATAGGTCACTTTCATGTGCAGATGTTGTTCCGCTTGTGTAAGGAACTCAACCACTACACGTTTGGGACAAACTATCAGCCCTTTGCCGCCTTTGTGTTTCAGAACTACCCGAAGTATCTCCAACTGAGTAACGGTTTTCTGCATACCAAAACTGGAGAATATGGCACGGCAACCACCGGACACCGCCCAGCGAACAGTATCTTTCACATGGGGATATAACGACGGTGTCAGTTCATCCGGATTGACCTCGAACCCGGTCTGACAGCTGATGGCCATCTTGTCTTTTAAAAATTCTATATATTCTTTCATTAAGCTACTTCTTTTAATTTCTTCAATCTTAAATCTCTAAGTTTTGCACAAAGTGCTTCGGCATTCTTCTTTGCCTGTGTAACCTCTACCGCATTTCCGATAAACTTCTTCTGGTCAGCTTGTGTACCAACTAACACATAATCTTCCGGAAAGCCCATGATACGTTTTAGTTCAGGAATGCGAAGCATCCGCATTTTAATATCCACTATGCCATACAGTGACATGAACTCCTTTATCTTCACGGTCATAGGACTATCATTGTCGTAGATTTCAATCGCTATCTGACCGCTTTCTGTTGCTACCAGATAGGGCGGCATCTTATCCATTCGTGCTATCAGGGTGAAGCAGGGGTTATCAACGGAGCTGCCAGCACTGTTGAACTGTGGATTCATCAGATAATGCCATTTCCGGTTTGCGGTTATTGTCTGTGCCGGTTCCTCTATGTTGCTACCAATATTTGAGAAAGAAGTATTCATAATCCAAGGCTTGCATGTTATAAGTTTTTGCTTGGGATTGGTTAAAATTGCCGGACAAATATTATCAATACTTGTATGTTGTCCTCCACCGGAATACTCATTGGCGATAAACCTTGGAGTTACTAATGATAATCTGTCTTTTGTTGTAACTGTCGCAGACGGCTCGTTTACCGAACGATTAAAGCCGTTCCCATAGTGCGCTGATACGAAGGCATGATGGTCCCTGCATGTGATTGTTCCGGCAGGCTCTTCCACTGATACATTCTTGCTTTCGGGATGTCCGCTGAATTGTTTGGAAAGAAAGCAAACTTGCGCTACTCCAAGTCTGTTTTGTGTTGTTACCACCGGACATGGTTCGTCAATCCCAGGAGCGTTATATTTCCCCGTACGGTTCATAGAATTATACTTCACGAGGAAGGCATCCTTTCCTCCGGCTACAAACTTGATAAGTCCGTTATAGATACGCTCAAGCGTTTTCTCTGCAAGAGGCTTTTCCCTGAAAATGGTAGTTCCTTCATCAGAGAAATCAAGCACATCCTTTACCGGCTTCCACTTCTCCAGCCGCGAAAACATATCTTGCCTACCACCCTTACAGTGGGTCGGTTCAGGGAATACTATCGGCAAACTCTTTTTAGCAAAGATGCCGAAGAAGCGTTTTCTTGTGGTATAGGCGCCGAAGTCGGCAGCATTCAGGATACGGTGTTCAAAGTTGTAACCATATTTTTTCACGTTGCGTACCCACTTCTGATAAAGTCTTCCTTTATCCATGCTGATAGGTTTCCCATTCTCATCCATATCTCCCCATGACATAAACTCT